TAAATTAATTAACGATCCTTTTGGAAATAATAACACAGTGTTGCGATTATCCGACAATGCTTGCATACCATTCGATCCAGCCAACACAGACTACCAAGAATATCTTGAGTGGTTAGCTGAAGGTAATACTCCAGAGCCAGCAGACGAATAAGGAACAAAAATGCCATTTCTAGGAAATCAACCTTCAGTCGGATATTCTACCATAGTAAAAGATGATTTTACTGGGAATGGATCAACTACTGACTTTACTCTAAGCAAATCAGTTGCTAGTGCAAATGATATAGCGGTATTTGTCGGTAACGTTAGACAAGAACCAACTGAAGCATATACAGTAAACGGTACAACGCTAACAATGAGCGCTGCGCCTTCTAGTAGTGATAACTTTTATGTGCTGCATCTTGCCAGTGCTATTACTAGTTCTACTGTTCCAGCTACAGGAACAATCACCAGTGGTATGTTAACAAGTGGCTCAGTTACTTCTGCTAAATTAGATACGAACATTGATATTGCTGGAAACTTAACAGTAGACACTAACACACTTTACGTTGACGCTACTAATAACAGAGTAGGTATTGGTACTGCTAGTCCATCAACTAATTTACACGTTTCTCGTGGTTCTGCTGGCGGTGGTTCTTGGAACGGTCATACTGCTTTAGCTGTAGAGTCGCCAAACTATGCTGTTATTTCGCTGAAGTCTCCAAATGCAAACTTTAGTCAAATATTGTTTGCAGATTTAGCTGGAACATCTAATGGTCAGATAGCATATATGAATTCAGCGCAAACAAACGCTAATTCTATGCAATTTTATACGAACAACGCAGAACGCATGCGTATCGACAGTTCTGGCAGAGTTACTATGCCGTATCAGCCAGCTTTTAAACAGGCTTTAAGCGCTGGAAGTCTTACTCAGAATAACATCTTAAAGGAGTCAAACGTTGCTTTAACCACTGGGCGAGATGAATTTAATACTGGTGGACATTACAACCACACGACTGGATTATTTACTGCACCCGTAGCTGGAACATATTGGTTTGGCATTAGCTGGATGCGGAATTCAAACAGTGCAGGGCAACCCGCTCTAAGATATGTAAAAAACGGCACTTCTATAAGTATGTGGGCTAGGTCGTATGCAACGGGGTATTATTCAAACTACCAATCCGAATTGCTAGTAACAATTACAAAATTAAATGCTAACGATTACGTCGGCATTATTTGCACTGATAGCGGTCCAGTTACATTTTATGGCGATGACTCATACATCATGGGTTATTTAATTTGCTAACTCAAAGGCTCACTTTATTCACAAGGAAATCTTATGACAACTTACACAATTAATTTAAGCGATGCTGAAGACAAAGCCCTCGGTGTAGTCGCTTTCTCACAAAACGATTGGATTCAAAATGCAGTCCATGAGCGTTGTCGGTTAGCTATTGATGAAATAGTAAACGCAGAAGTACAGCGCAAACTAGCTGCTGGTGAACCTATTACTGGTTCTAAAGAAGAAATAGTTATGGCTGCTAACGTTGAATCTGCTGCTGAAAAACAAGCAAGAATAGAAGCTGAAATGGCTGCTTAGGAATATAAGAGATGGCACTCGTAAAAATAACAACACAATCATTCGACACCACTGTAAGTCAGGGAGCAGTAGGTGGCGGCGTAGATAAGATTTTTGTTGAAAACGACAAAACTGTAACTACTGATTACACCATAACTACTAATAAGAATGCATTTAGTGCTGGACCAATTACAATAAATAGTGGAGTAACGGTAACAGTTCCCACAGGCTCAGTTTGGACTATCGTATAAATGGCTCTTTCTAAAGTACAAGACGGATATCTAGCTAGTGATGTAACAACAAACATCACAGGAAATGTAACAGGTAACGTTACTGGAAACGTAACAGGTAATGTTAATGGAGTTACGGTTAGTTCATATAACACTATGGGCAAGAACTTGATTATCAATGGAGCTATGGATATTGATCAGAGAAATGCTGGGGCTAGTGTTACTGTTCCAGCCTATACAAACACATATGTAATGGATAGATGGCATGGTTATGGACAACCAGACGCATCAAAGTATAGTTTAAGACAAGTTGCTGCTGATGGTGCAGCACTTGCAGCTGGTTTCTTAAAGTGCGCTCAAGTAACATCTGCTGGTGCTCATACACAAACCTCTAGTGACATTTACTTTATAAGACAGTTTATTGAAGGATTAAATATGTCGCATCTTAGATGGGGAACATCTGATGCAAAGGCGTGTGTATTATCCTTCTGGGTAAAATCGCATAAAACAGGAACGCATGGTGGATCAATATTAGACCAACCAAGTGCTTGGTCACATCCGTTTACATATTCAATTTCATCTGCCAATACATGGGAATATAAAACTGTAAGTATCGCTGCACCTACTTCTGGTGGCACATTTTTGACAACTAATGACAAAGGATGTCAAGTTGTATTTTCGTTAAGTGTTGGCTCTTCTTTTGTTGGAACTGCTGGTGCATGGGCAAATACACCAAATGCTTTTGGTGCAAGTGGTGCTGTAAATGTTTTGGATGCTGCTTCAACTTGGTCTATTACAGGAGTCCAGCTAGAGGTAGGCTCTGCTACTGAGTTTGAGCGCAGACTGTATGGCACTGAGTTAGCTTTGTGTCAGAGGTATTTTGAAACTAATTATCCTTCTGGAATAGCGACAGGAGCAATTAGTTTACCTGGGTTTGTTTCAACAAATAGTTCTAGCAATGCTTCTAGTGAAGCATCGGGCGTTCAATTTTCTGTCAAAAAACGAGCAACTCCAACCATAGTAATTTATCACATTACTTCTGGTGCTTCTGGTCAAGTTTATCGTGTGAGTGATGCGGTATCTGTTGGAGTAACGCCAACTCATGTTGGACCTAGTGGAATTGGTTTTCTTGCGCTGGCATCGTCAAATGCAAACGGATATTACTGGAACTACACTGCTTCTGCGGAGTTATAAAAATGTATAAACTTACATCACTGGATAAATTTAGCCAAAAAGTAGAAAGTGTAATTCGCATAGCCGACAACGCTTGCATCCCATTTGATGAAGCCAACACAGACTACCAAGAATACTTAGCATGGCTTGCTGAAGGTAATACTCCAGAGCCAGCAGACGGAGAATAATAAATGGCACTTAGTAAGATAACAGCCGACAGTATAGCAGATAATAGTTTAACTGCTGATACAATAGCAGATGGTTCTGTTACTGCTGCTAAAATCGCAGATGGAACAATTGTTGCTGCTGAAATTGCTGATGGTGCAGTAACATCATCTAAAATAGCAACAGGTGCAATTACTTCTGCAAAACTTGCTTCAGGTGCTGTGTCTGCTGCTGCTGTTTCAGATCAAGCAAACTCCTCTACTGGATATTTTCATTTACCAACAGGTACAACTGCCCAACGCCCAGAAAGTCCTTCAGCTGGATATACTAGAGTAAACACAACGACAAGTTCAATTGAGTTTTATGATGGTTCAAATTGGATTGCTACAAATTTAATACCTAATATTGACTCAATTAGTGGATCAATTTACAACGCTGTTCCATCAACGTTGACCCTATCTCTAACTAATGCATCAAATTTAATTACTGTAGAATACTATGAAGGTAACTCTTTGCTAGCTACCGAATCTAATATAACTGTAACTGGTGGATCTGCTAGTTCATCTGTTCCTTCGGTAGTATATGGGCAAACTATTGGAGATACTATATCTATTAGAATTGTAAATTCTGACGGAACTAAATCTAGTAACAGCATTAATAAAACGGTTACTGGACTTCCTACTGGTGGAACAATTACTACTTCTGGTTCTTATAGGATTCATAAATTTACTTCTTCAGGTTCTTTTACAGCCCCCTCAGGATTTTCATCGAATGTAGAGCTTCTTGTTGTTGCTGGTGGAGGAGCTGGAGGTAGACACTCTGGTGGAGGTGGAGGTGCTGGTGGTTTAGTTTACTATGGGGCAGAAACTCCAAAATCACCAAATGGTAGTGCTTTTTCTTTAGGTGCTGGCACTCACACTGTTACTGTTGGCGCAGGAGGAGCAATTGTTACTGGTACATATCCCAATGGCATCACAGGTCTTAATGGTAACGGAAATGGTGGTGATGGTTACTATGGTAATGATTCTTCTTTTGCTATTTCAGGTGGCTCAACAATTACTGCTGTTAGAGGCGGAGGTGGGGGGCACTATGCATCGAATGGTAATCCTGGAGGTTCTTCAGGTGGATCTTCACGAAATGTTGGTGCAGCTGATTCTGCTACATCTGGACAAGGAAATATAGGTGGTTCAGGTAGTTATACGGGTGGACCCTATCCAGGTGCTGGGGGTGGGGGTGCTGGAGCAGCAGGAGCAAGTAATTCTACTGGTAATGGCGGTAACGGAGGTGTAGGTCTTCAGTATTCAATTTCTGGTAGTGCTACATATTATGCAGGCGGTGGCGGTGGAAACGTACAAGACAGTCCTGGAAGTTATGTTGGAGGAACTGGAGGTTCTGGCGGTGGTGGTAATGGCAGTAGTCAAGGCAGTGGATGTCAAAATGGAACTGCTAACACAGGAGGTGGAGGTGGTGGAGAGCAATATAACGCAGGTAGCCCACTTGGTGCTGGTGGTTCAGGTATTGTAATTATTCGCTATATAGTATAACACAGGAAAAATAGTATGTCACATTTTGCAAAAGTAAAAGACGGTATTGTTGAACAGGTGATTGTTGCAGAACCTGAGTTCTTTGACACGTTTGTTGATAACTCACCTGGAGAGTGGATTCAAACTTCTTATAACACAAAAGGTGGAATTCACTATAAACCAGACAGTAACACACCAAGTGAAGATCAAAGTAAAGCATTAAGAAAAAATTATGCTGGTGTTGGCTTTTCGTACGATAAAAGTAGAGATGCATTTATTCCTCCAAAGCCATTTCCATCTTGGACTTTAAATGAAGATACTTGTTTGTGGAATTCACCTGTACCTTATCCTGATGATGGAAATTTATATACTTGGGATGAGTCAACAACTAGCTGGATATTAGAATCAGCATAATAATTAGCTAAATATAATAAACAAAGAATTTAAGGTAAAACATGGCAGTTAATACTAGAGCTGGATTAAAAGAATACGCACTACGAGGGCTTGGTGCACCAGTGCTAGAAATCAACGTAGACGACGACCAGCTAGAAGATCGTTTAGATGAAGCACTAGAATATTTTACTCTCTATCATTATGAGGGAGTAGAGCGCATTTATCTAAAACATAAGATAACTCCTTCCACCTTAGAAATTACAGGTACAAACGCTGCTAGTTTTAGCAAAGGCACTAAATTAACAGGAGCTACGTCAGGAGCTTACGGTTACGTTCAAGCCAACGAAGATAACAACATTATTCGTATACGTGAAATAACAGGCACTTTTAGCAACGGTGAATCAGTTTCTAATGGTGAAGCCACTGCAACTTTAATTAGTAGTGGTGCTTATACAGCTGGAGACACAGAAAACAAGTACGTTACTGTTCCTGATTATGTTTACGGTATTACTAGAATTGTCCCATTTACGCAAGGTTCTTCTTCCAAAGGGTTGTTTGATCTTCAATACCAATTAAGATTAAACGATCTTTACGACTTAACTTCTACTTCTATAATCTATTATAAAAGTGTAATGTCTCACATTGCTCTGCTTGATCTAGAGTTAAATGGATATCCACTTTATAGATTTAATCGGTTGACAAATCAACTTCATATTGATCAAAACTGGTCAACTGACATAGAAACAGACAATTATATTATCATAGAAGGTTACCGAGCTTTAGATCCAACAACTTGGACAAAAGTTTACAATGAGCCATGGTTAAAACATTATGTAATTGCTTTGTTTAAAAAACAGTGGGCAGTTAATCTTAAAAAGTTTCAAGGCATTCAACTTCCTGGTGGAGTTACGTTAGATGGTAATGCACTTTACGAGGAAGCCATGGCAGAAATCAATTCACTAGAGGACGAACTCCAAAACAAATCAGCACCTTTGGAATTCTTCTTGGGGTAAATAATGGCACGCAACGTTTATTTTTCTCAGGGAACTCGAAATGAGCAGCTGATGATGGAGGATATCATAGTTGAGTCCATTCAGATTTATGGACAAGACTTTGTTTATATTCCTCGCACTTTAGTTGCAAAAGACGAAATTCTTGGAGAAGATAGATTAAGCGAATTTAAAAAAGCTTTTTCTATTGAGATGTATCTAGAAAGCGCAGATGGCTTCGAAGGTCAAGGAGCTTTTATACAAAAGTTTGGATTGTTTATGGAACAGTCCGCTACGCTAACTGTTTCTCGTCGACGATGGGAACAGTTGGTTGGTCGTTATAAGACAGGTCCACTGGCAAATCGTCCATCAGAAGGAGATTTATTATACTTCCCTCTTACTGGTGGAATGTTTGAAATTAAATTCGTTCAACACCAAGATCCTTTCTATCAAATCGGTAGACTTCAAGTTTACAAACTTCAAGTAGAACTCTTTCAGTATAGTAGTGAGCATATTGATACTGGTGAACCTGATATTGATGCATTTGAAAATATCTACACAGAAGATACTTCTACTGCTAGATCTGAGATGTACGGTGTTAACTCTATTACCATCTCTAATGGTGGAGCTGGGTATACAACTGCGCCAACTATTACCATTTCAGGTGGCGGTGGAACACAGGCAGCAGCAACTGCAACAGTTTCTGGTGGAGCTGTAACAAAGATTACTATAACTAACAGAGGATTTGGATATAAAACTATTCCATCTGTAAATATAACTGCTGCTTCTGGTGATACTATTACCACACCAGCAGCAGCTACTGCTGCGCTTGGACATATACCTGATCTATCTGATTCGTTTGGTGATAATATTAAGTTTAAGGATGAGGCAACAGATATTATCTTCAGTGAAACTAATCCGTTTGGAGAATTGTCCTAATGTTAAATGGAAGCGTATATTACCACGGATTAATACGTAGAACTATCGTAGCATTTGGTAGATTGTTCAGCGATATTAAAATTCCCCGTTACGACAACAACGGAGTTTTACAACAAACTATTGCTGTTCCTGTTTCCTATGCACCAAAAGAAAAGTGGATAGTTCGTATTGAATCAGATCCTACGCTTAATCAGCACACTTATACAGTGCTTCCACGGTTATCTTTTGAGATAACAGGATACTCTTACGACTCTATTCGAAAAACCAATAGAATGGAAAAATTAGTCTGTGTTCAAGCAGACGGCAATACTAGGAATGAGGTGTTTTCACCTGTTCCTTATAACTTGGATATTACATTATATGCTTTAACAAAAAATACGGAAGAT